TTTCTTGTCGACTAGCCAGCCCCTAAGCTCCGCCGGGTCCATATTGGTGGGCAGCGCAGTGCTAACAGCCAAAGCGAGCTCGCCAGCAGATAGGGCTCCAAACGTAGTACTCCCAATAACATCCAAACCCATGCGCTTTTGAACATTATCCAGTTCTTTGGATGCGGCCCTAAAGCTTGGCAACATACTCATAAATACACCAGTAGAAGCCCCGTCATCAATGGCCTTGATTGCAGTATCAATATTGGCGATAGCGGGCCGAATCTTGTCAATCCGATCAAAGTATTTATCGGAGGTTTTAATGGAGCTCTTAGCGGCCTCTGTCCGTCCGGCCTTGGACGCAGCAAAGGATATTTCCTCTTCCCGCGCAGCTCGCAGTACCGCTAGACGATCCTCGCCGGTAACAATAACACCTTCTGGATTTGTGACTCGTGTATCGCCATTCCTAAGCGCCTGGGTGATAGTTCCATTGTCATAAACGCGAGTAACCGCTGATGCGCCGATTTTCTCATTGTCGGTACCATCACCAATCTTGAAGCCCTTAATATCCTTCGCTACCAGATTGCCCTTTGCATCCATGTAAGAGACTTGCCCCGCCTTGCTGATATCTCCACCCTTGATAAGCTCTGGACCTGGTTCTGGGTCAAAAATGTTTAACTCTCTCCCCATCATCACGTTATCGCTGAACTCTTTGAGTAGCTCGGCCTGCGCTGTCTTGTCACCCTGCGCTGCAAGTATGGATTTCTGGGCTATTCTCCTTGTCCCGCTAAAGTCTACACCTGGGAAGTTTTGCTCATTAGCACTTTCAGCGCGGTTAACTGCGATCCTGCTAACCAAGTCCCATCGATCATCTTTACCAAACTTTAATCCAGCGGCTGAATCAGTAAAAACTGTCTTCATGCGAGCCAAATCCGCCTCCTGATTGGCCCCAGCCTGCAGGCGCTGCTCTTTACCTGCCGCTACATTGCCTCGCTGAGCAAGCGCATCACGTTCAGCTAGACTGTTTCCAAATTCCACTCCGCGCCCCTGTAATCCAGCGCTAAGACCCTGCAATACCAAACCCGCTTGGCTCATATCATTCATACATTACCCCTTTTTATGTTTACCCGAGCGCGGTTAGAATGCCGCCGAGACCGCCCGCTGCTGCGCTTACTGCACCTGTAGCGCCGCCTGATTGCACGAATTGCCCCAGAGATGGCTGCGAGGCCACTTGTGAGCTTTGTCCAATCGAGATATTCCCCAGCATCGCTGCCAGCTGCTCTTGGCTCAGTCCAGTTTGCTGTCCAAGGCCAGCCAATAAGCTGGAAATGTTGTTTCCTCCAGCGCCGACAATGCCTGACAAGTTCTGCCCTTGCTGGTTAATCAAGTTCGCGAGCCCGGAAGTCGTATTGGAGACAGAATCGGCTATTTGCTCGCCTGTTCTGGTGCGCCCCGCGCCCATCTGCTGGCCTGTATTGAAATTGTAATTCGCTGCTAAGTTGCCAGAGTTCAAGCCAGCCTGACCTTGATTCTGTGCGATATTCGACTGCCCTTGTGTAGCTGCAAAGCCTTGATTAGAGACCTGGCCCAATCGGTTGAACTGGTTACTAAAGTCCTGCTGTGCCAGTCCTTGGCCAAAGGTTGCTAGAGCCTTCTGGACGTTGCCCCCACCAAGCCCACCTGTAGCCGCTGCATTACGCACAATGGCTTGCTCGCCTCGGTCCCTAAGGAATTGCTGTCCCGGTGAGTCGTTGAAATTGTTGTAAGCGTCCTGCTGAGCTTGCCCACCTAATGCACCAGATTGAGCCGCCATCACACTGTTCGCGCCCTGCCCGTTAGTGGCAAAGCCCCCGAGGAGACTGGATGCGCGATTAGCTTGCTGGTTGTAGTTGTTCAGGCCGCCCTGTATGCCGCCTAGAGCGCCACTAAGTCCTTGCTGTTGTGCCATCTCAGAACCGATCAAACCGGTCGGTGGTGCCATTCCTGGAGCCGCCTGCCCAAAGGTTCCGGCAAGCTGCCCACCTTGAACACTGCCTGCTATATTTTGACTCTGCCCCGGTGCACCCCATTGAGTGCCCCCACCACCTGGGTTGTAACCACCTGGACCCCCGGCTTGGACATTTCCACCTTGTTGCGGGTAGCCGCCTTGTGCTGGTGCCTGCCCAGAATTAGGGCTTATGCCCGCGTTATATTGCGCGTTCTGCATTGCCGCGATAAACGCGGGGTCTTGCCCCATTTTGGTATTGAAATTAGCCTGCCCCGCCTGATCGAGCCCGTTGTAATAAGCGTTATCCATCACTGGCCGCTGTTGACCGCCTAGAGCCTGCCCTGGCTGCATGGGGTTGGGTGCGCCACCCTGTGGCCCGGCATTTGGAGAACCGTAGTTAGGAGCCTGCCCGACAAAGCTCATACCATTGGCTGCGCCTTGATTCTGGCTACCTACCCAATTCCTGAACTGGTCTTGAGAGCCCGCCGGAGCTTGGCCTTGGCCTACCCACGTCGCACCGCCGCCCTCATATTTCCCGCTTTGAGGGTTATAGGCACCCGCTGCAAAACTGTAGCCAGGGTTTCCTGCTGGTGATCCAAGATTAAGCATTACACGCCTCCTAATAATTGGGCTTGATTGCCGGGCTTCTCGCCGGGATGTACCGCAAGGAACAGGCTAGAAAGCGCGCCGGATAGCAGCGGGTTAGTGTTCGCTCCAATCTTATTTAATAGAAAGTCAGCATTGGGAGCCGAACCCCAGTTAGTTGCCCCTGCATTCGCTTGATCGTCTGCAAAGTTCCGGCTGAGTGCTCCGAATTGCTGGTCCGTCAAATACCCGTCTTGGTAAGCCTTAGCCGCTAATGCTTGGTTAGTTGTACCGCCCGGTGTGAATTGGACAGGCTCTGTACCTGGTGCTGTAATACCCGCGCTCACAAAGTCAGGAACCTGAGTGTTAAACATCGATTCAAGGTTGCGTTCAGGATGTAAAATTCTAGGCTGAATACCGGACATATCGACAGGAAGCCCAAGCAAAGCGTTTTGTGTCTGCTCCTGGCCTGCAAGCATCGCTTCCTGAGCAAAGAAGTTACCCCTTGCCGTGGTGTCGATCTGCTGGCGAGTCGATAACCCTTGAGTATCGAGAGCACCTTGTACGCCAAGTTCTCGGTTTTGCTGTGCAGCACCGAATAAAGGAACAGCGTCCTTCCGGGCTTGCGCCGCCTGCTCTTTAATAAATTGAGTTTCGGCTGCGTTTTGATCTTCCTGAGCGTCGAGTGCATCGCCTCTGGAATTGTAATCAGATACAGCCCCACCTATGGCAAGACCCCCCCCGATTACTGCTGCTGTGGTAACGGCCATTATAAAACCCTCGAATAGATAACTTCTGTTTGCTGATAGCCTAATTTCTCGTAAATGCCTTTGATCTCTTCAGGCATACTTGATTCCATATAAGCCATATTCCAATATTTAATACCCGCTGCTTTGGCGAGCCCTTCAATATGCTTTAGCAGGCCAATGCCGTTACGCCCGCTCCTATGCTCTGGGTTTACCCACCAAGCAATCTCAGTCCCAGTTGCCACTGCGTTATTACCCAATAACGGGCCTTTAATGCCACACGCAAAGCCGACAACATGCCCGCCGATCTCAACCACTGACATTAGGTTTTGCTCAATGCAATGCTTTGCCATGTTCATCACCGACACAGAACATAGCGGTTCATCGTAAATAGTGTGCTCCCAAAACTCAGATGACATAGCGATAATATCCACCAGGTCGTTATTGCTGCCCGCCCTAATCATCAGATAACCCTCGCGAAACAAACTAGAACTAAGCGCCCATCTGTTGAGTCAGCCCCGAATGAGGTAGGCATTTCTGCCCGGTGCATTGAATGGGTATCAAATACAAATGCGCGGTTAGGCTGCATTTCTACCATTTCTTGTATCTCCCATGCCTCGCGGTTGTTGGTGTCTCGCTCCCAGATTTCTTGCTCTTCCTGGTTACGGGGGTTCTTATCCATCCCAGTTTCAATATGCCGAACAAACGCAGTGCCGCCCTTGCAGTGTTCCGCCCGGTTCAGGTATAGAATTATCCCGTAATCGCCCATAGTCGCGTCGTTGTGCGCCTGGTGCGGCACTGGAACGCCCTCAAGAGTCGCGCGCAAAAACATCACTGTTTCGTTGATGGTCTTAGGTATATTTTCCTGAAGAGATTTAACAACTTTACGCTCTACGCCTTTAGGAATCTCAGTGCTAATGCCTGGGTATAAAACCCCGTCAACTGGGTTTACTGTGCCGGTGTAATCTAGCCCATCGCAATGAGTGCGGAACTCATCAAAATAACTCAAGGTGTTGTCTATGAGTGCCATCATCAAATTACATCCCATGTGTCTGTAGCGATGTATCGAAAACTGGTTTCTACATGCTGCGCCCAGGTTGGAATAGTCCCGTTAACTGTTAGCCCAGTTGTAGTGAGCACGAGGGTTCCGGTTCCCGCCTGCCTGATCGTCAATACATCGCCAACCGCATACGTCCCCGTTGGAATTGTCACAGCAGGGCTTGCGCCGGTCATACGCTTGGCAACGTTTGCATCACCCACAAGCATTGTGTAAGTGGTTGCGGATTCAGTGGAGATTAGCGGGGCGCTGTAGCCTGAAACTTGGCTGGCCAGTATTGCCAGTGCCGCCTCATGCTGAGTGACTGAAGTAGCCGAGATTCTGGCGTCTGCAAAGGTGCCGGTAGTCACTTGGGCTGTGTCTATCGCGTCAAGTGCCGCTTGCAAGTCAACCTGGCTAGCAATAGACCCACCAATGCCGCCCCATGTCGCAGAACCCACCGAAAGCTGTTCCCACCCTTGGGACTTATCACCGCTAATGTCAGGCAGCATTTTGCGATAGGAGATAAGCCCCTGCCCTGCGCCCTCATCGATGTAAAGCGACAAGTAAGGAGCTTCTAGTACGCCCTCTGGTGATCCAGTGCCAACAGTCGGCAAGGAGCGCGAAACCTTGAACATAAACTCACGGAAGAACAGCGCCATAGTGCGGTCTTCAAGGATGATGGGGAGCGATGCGTTTAATACCTCTGACATTACTGGCCCACCATAATATCGGCGTGTAGACCGAGCAATGGAGCTTTAACCGGTGCGGAAGTGCTGAATCGAAAGACTTGAAAGCGATCAACCCGGCCATTACGCCGCCATATAATTCTGCGGTTGTTCTCTCCTACCTTGCCTATGCCCCTAGCGCGGTCCCACACAAAGGTTTTGCCGCCATCCACTGAGCGATCCATAACAATCATGGGGTCTGGCTCGGCTGCATTACCAACACCGGATTCCATAGTGATCTCAAGATAAGGGACGGTGAACGGCTTCATATTGTCTTGGAATGGCTGGCCAGACGTTCGGCGGAATACTCTATTGCCGTACTCGTCCACATTGTCAGGGTCCATCAATCCTAGTCGACCGTCCAGAGTGTCGGCCACGTACATACTGCCGTAGGCTTTGACGACTGAACTCACCCGGTAGGGAACATCGATCGTGTTTAATGCTGCGTCGATATAGCGAGACTTTCGCTCGTGCCATTTTCCGGTCGTGGTGTCATAGACGATAGTAGTTGCCGGCAGAGTAAATCCGACAAAGTAATGGCCGCTCTGAGCGTATGACCAGCCAAACACAGCGGTTAATTGTGCTGCGGTCAAATCTTCTAACAGGTCATCAATCGCTAACGTACTGACTTTTTGTGTGGTGTTGCCTGCGAACGCCCAAACCGCTGGAGACTCGTCTTTTGCTCCACCGATAAATAAGAATGTTTCGGAGGTTTTGAGCACTGAGAAAGGGGAGGTTGTGCCTTGATCGAGGAACACGCCGGATCTTTGAAAGGGAAAGTCTGCACCGCCGATGTTCGAAAAGCCTTCCGCTGTAATCTCACCAACAATGAAAAGCTGGTTTTTAAATACGATAGGTACTTGTGTTCCGTCTGGGTTTGATTCCGCGGTCCCGAAGTCGAGCGCGTCATAAGCCAGCCCATTGTTAGAGGCGGAGATAATGAATTTGTTTGCGTCCGTAGTGAACACAAAATAACTGTCAACAAAGACAACCGCTTGAGGGTTCCCATTGGCCACAAAATCAACATCTGAAATGGTGGTTAGAGCGTCCGGCCCTGTAGTGAATATGTAGCCATTCACGCCCGGTGCCAAGATCATCAACTGAGTACCGTTATCGGACATTGATACACGCCCGGTGCCGCCGATAGTCCCTAGCGAGTCCAGTGTGTCGTCAGCATTAAGCCTATAAAGCGTTGCGCCGTTAACGTAGTACGGGACGCCATTCAATGCCCAGCCGCCCCGGTTAGCGTCAT